GCAATATCGCGGTAGCTATGGCCTTTAACGCGTGCGGCTTTCATTGTAATTAGCGCGTCCTGCGCGTTTGGCTCTGGGTGCAGCTTGGCCTTGCGGCCCACGCCTGTCTTCTTAAAGCCAAATGGCACTTTGCCACCGACATATCCGCCTTGTGAACTCTTCGCTCTCTTACCGGCGGTGACACGTTCTCTGATACGGCGGCGCTCTTCGCCTGAGAAGACGGCCATGATCTCTAGCATGAACCGTCCGTTCGGGTTGGCCTTGTCCATGACGTTGCCATAGCCGTTAATGATGAGATTAATGTTCGCTGTTTCCCAGTCGGCAATCACGTTTAGTGCGTCCCGTGCGTCCCTGAACATACGGTCCAGCTTGGAGACGATAACCGTATCGCCTGGCCGAAGGAACGCCAGCTTGCAGCCTTCTTCTCGGCGTAGCAGCGGAACACCGCCAGAGACGCCGCGCTCTTCGTAGATATGGTCCAGTTCCAAGTTGTGCGTAAGCACGATGCCTTGGATTTGGCGGGCTTGGTCATCGAGCGATGTGTTCTCAATCTGGTCCTCAGTCGAGACGCGAGTGTATCCATAAACAGCCAACGTATTTCTCCTCTTTTTGGTTGTTCATCGCTGTTACACTCTAATGTTACAACTTAGCAAGCAAAAAGTTAGGAATTTTTTGGAAGGGATTATGTTAAATACAAGGGGTACGGGGGGTGGGGCCACATCTCCATGTCTGTTAGGTTGTACATACACACCCCCCGCGCAAGGCGGGGGCCGGGGGGGGTCGAATCCGAAGGCCATTTCGACCTCCATACCCAAAAAACCACGCATTTCTGCGGGTTTCCGAGTGTAACAGTGTATTAGTGAGCGACCAAAGCGGGTCGGAGGCGGGCGAAAAGCGAAGCGCGGCGCTGCCCGCTTCCCTTGTTAAATAGGCACATCGTTCCGCCTCTGCGATAATATATGAGTGCTGCATTCACACCGCGATGTGATCCTATTAACCAACCATATCGGTTATATTAATACAACCATATTGGTTGTTGTTGTTGATTGACCAACAGGCATTCTGTTCCTATTACTAGTGCATCAACAATCAACGGAGTACGCAATATGTCGCAGTCAATTACCCTCGCAGAGTTTGAAGCAATCGACACGATGTTGTCGCAGCAGCTTCGCGCTGGCGATTTTGAAACTTGCGCCGACCCACGCGAATACATCCGCACCAGCAATCGTTTGCTTGGCGCTTGCATCGACGCAATGGGCTACGCTTACGCCAACAGCTTTGCCTGCGCTGAAGAGTGTGCGGCAGAAATCGTTGCTACTGGGCTGCTGTCATCGACCTTTGTGGTTGATGCCAACTAATCAATCTAAAACGAGAGAGGAAGACTATCATGACCAAACTTACACGACTTCAATTCTGGGTAGCCACAACATGGCTAGTCTTTATGCTAATCATGTTTGCTACAGAACGGACCTTTTGACATGAGTAAGATACCACAAGCTGCACCATTGGGCCGCAAGTATCGCGTATCATCTGACAGTGCCTGGCCCCTTCGCGGCCTCGATGGTAAGACATTCGCCGAACGGCGCAAAGAGCAGGAACAGGGGCCGCGCAAATGAACCAGACCCTTATACTGTCCTTATGGTTCGCCTACGTGATAGGCGCAGCTTACATATGCGGAAAGGATTAACCATGATTGACGACGATGACGCATTGCCTGACCGATACACCGAACGGGCAGAAGCTACCTTGGCCTACCGCTTGATGGAACATCTCGCATCTATTGGCGTAATAACCAAGGAGCGCGTGTGCTATCTACGCTGGCCTCCAATAGAATTGATCGAAGACGCTGAAGCAGCATTGAAGGATGAGACATGACAAATGAAGAGTTCAAAGCAACACGCGACAGGCTGAACCTGACGCAAGCTGGCCTCGCTGATAAGATAGGGCTGTCCGAACGGTCGATAAGATATTATGAGCAAGGTGGTCGGCCAGTGCCAGCTACAGTCTCTATCCTCTTAGAGACGTTTCTAAGGGGTCTGGAGCGTGCCTAGTTATAATCGGGGCAGTGACACCGCAACTACTCCCATTGCCTCTCTACGGGCTTTATATGGGCTTATAACAGTATTCAAAGGATAAGACATGGCTGGACATATTAAACGCCGCACGATTGCATCCAACTTAGACAAGGTTGGAGAGACTGTCCTACTGGAGAAGATTGCATCCGGCCTCACGATGGCTGGCCTTGCCCGTGAACTGAACATCAGCAACCTATCCCTCTACCACTGGATACGCAAAGACCCGAACCGTGAGGAGCGGTTCAAGCAGGCCAGGTCCATCGCGGCGGAGCAATGGGCAGATGAATGCCTGGACATTGCTGATGCCTCGGACAACAACTCGGCCCACGCTGACCGGCTCAAGATCGAGACGCGCAAATGGATGGCTGGTGTTGCGAACCCTGACAGGTTCCAAGCCAAGCCAGCCACAGCAATTCAAGTCAACGTGAACCAACTTCATCTTGATGCACTGAAGCAGCTAAACTTGGCGTCATCAAATCCTCATGACCTCATCGAGGACAACACCATCATCGACATCACACCACCCAAGCAAGTCGGCTCTCATAATCTCGATGCGGACGACTTGCCGGGTGTGTTTGATGACGATTAACGGAAAACTGCCATCCGTGCATGGTTTGACATCTTCGGGCCGGGTTTGAACAAATCCGTGCATGGTTTGGCTCTCTTAAAAATGGCTGTTTTTAGCCATCCGTGCATGGTTGGGCCAGAAGTGCAGGGTTTTTCCAAGAACGCTCTATACATTTAGGGTATATACAATTACTACATATATATATTGTATATATAAACACCCTGCTATATAGGGCGCTTACCGCCGAAAGCTATGCACTTCCGGCCCAACCATGCACGGATCGCAGTTTTCTGCGGCTTTCAGCCAATTCCAAACCGTGCACGGATTTTCAAACCTGGCCCGAAAGGATTTAACATGTCTACGCCAAGCATCCTATCAGATACCTTCAACTACGACCCAGACACAGGCGCGTTGACCTATAACAAGCCAAGAGGAACCCTCCCCGCCGGACGCCGAGCGGGTACGGCAACAGCAGGCGGCTACAACGTCATGCTGGCTGGCTCTTACACCCTAGCCCACAGGATCATCTGGAACATCATGACAGGTGAATGGCCACAGCACCCTGTCCGCCATGTCAATGGCGACAAACTAGACAACCGCTGGGGCAATTTAGTAGTCTCCACCCCGCTCCGTGAGCGCGACCCCGTTACCCGCAAGCCAATCGACCATACGCCAAACCGCCGTGTTGCGCATGGTGTGGGCCGTGTCGTTTTCGCTAAGATGGGCAAGACGCTGTTCGAGGCTAACGCTATCGTTGACAAAGAGCGCGTTTTCTTAGGCCGCTTTGAGACAGAAGCCGAGGCGCGTGACGCGTTCAAAAACGCAACGGGTTACGCCGCGCCTGGTTCGCTATAAAAAAGAGGGGGCGCTATGCCCCCTCAACTTTTTGTATGAGCCGGTCAAGATACCATCGGGCCTTCTTCAAGTCCTCAATCGGCTTCCCTTTTCTTTCATAGCGCCACATATATTTCATGATATTTCCTTTCAAATATCCTGCATATGCCTCTGGCCCCATCGACGCTTCGATCCCTTCGATGGCCTCGATGCCACCAGACTTATAGTGCGGTGGGCTATTCACCACATCGACCGCATCGCCATTGAGTGCATCCCTTATTTCCTTATACCGCATAAAATCATTCCCGTACATTACACGTCCTCCTCACCTGCTTTGAAGTTAATCTGAACGCCAAAGAAATCCTCGGCGCTGTCATCTATCATGGCGTTGATAATCATGTGGTCTGCATCGCCAATGAGAAGTTCAAGACCACGGAACACACGCTTCGTTCGTGTGGACCGATCCCTTGCGGGTTCATAGCCGTGGGTCTTCATCTCTCCATTGAACTTGCGCTGCGACCAATCACGCCCCTTGGCTTCGTTGTTATCCTTGCACCAGTCGCGGAAGTCATTGAACGCCTCGTTGGTGGTCATCTCGTTGTCGGCCCCAGCCACGCAACGCTCAGTCACCCAGCGGGCCAATGCGTCCTCGCCTGCGAGATATTCATCGGTAGCTTCGACTACTGCCTTTGGTGGGTTCAACCCCTCTACCAGCCAAGACTTAGCGCCTTCGATAACCCAGGCCAGAATGGCAGGGTATTCCTCTTTCAGCTTGTCCGGCAGGTCAACGTCCTTACGAACCGGCTTAGTGTCAAAGGGTATGAGGTGCATACGACGCCGCATGGCATCATCTACATTAGTAATCTCTGGCTTAGTGTTGCCTGCAATCACAAGCGTGAACTGCGGCTGGAACTCAAACAAATCCTGACGCATGAACCGCGCACTGATCTTGTCCCCGCCAGTAAGCGCCTTCACCTTGGCTTCATCCCACTTGCGCGATGGGTCAATCTCCTGCGCGTGAACAAGCCGAGCGCCCATGAGAGACGCAAGTTCTGTAGGATGCCGCTGATTGTTCGACGCAAGGAACACGTCCGCACTGGCCACGGTGGCATAATCACCAAGGATGTTTCCTACCGCGCCAAGGAACGTCCCTTTGCCATTACCGCCGGAGCCGTGAGCAAAGGCTAATACATGCTCTTTGGTCGAACCTGTAGCCGAATACCCAGCCAACCTTTGAAGGTAAGAGATCATCTCACTATCACCGTTGCAAGCCTCATTTAGAAACGCTTGCCACTGCGGCGCTGGCTTGCTGAAGTCTGCTTCAACCGATGTGCATTTTGTACACATGCGCGAACGGTCATGCGCAAACAACACGCCGGTCTTCAGGTCCACCATCCCCGACTTGGTGTTGAGGATATAGATGTCCGCGTCTAGCTGTTCGGTGGTTGCCTGCATCGATGGCTCGACTGCCGCCAGCTTCGCCACGTTTGCAATCACATTGTATGACGCCACACGTTGCGCGATACGCTCACCCTTTTGCGGGCTTTCGATCTTCTCCAAGGCTTCAGCCGACGCGTTCGCACAAACCTTGCGGACGATGGACAGGTGCTTGTTGGCCACGTCCTTCGCCCACTTGTTGCCGTCCCATGCGACCCAGCCCATGCCGCCCACAACGAATCGAATATCCGAAACGTGTAGCCGTGCAACGCGCTGCGCCAATGCAATGTCACTATACTCTATCGGCGTCTCACCAGCCGAGGCCACCATGCCGAAGTCTTCATCATCAAAGTCCGACACCTCGAACTCATCGACCTCGCGCTTGTAGCCAAAGGCCGCCGCTTTACCCGCCAGCCAGTCCCAACCCAATTCATACGGCGGGTGCATACGACCGAAGTCTGCTTCGATAGTATCGAGCGAGTTAACGCCGTCTTCCCAACGCTCGGCCCAGGCTGCGAATATTTCGAACGCATCCGGCTCATGGTCTGGGCCACATGCTGCTTTTATAGCATAACCCATACGGATATAATCATCACGGTCAGGGAAGTTTTCCGTTGTGTTCGGGATAGCGGCCACTGCGGCCACGACATGGGTAAGACTTGGCGCAGTGAGAGACACTTGGTCTACCGACTGGCGCTCGACGGCCTTGTGCGCTGTCTTATCCGCATGGATAATGATACAGCCCATCATCTCCAACGTCTCAGTCAGGTCGGCAAAGAACCGCTCAATCTTCTCCCGCGTCACCAACTTCAAGCCAGCCGGGCCACGTTGCGTCAGGTCCACATCGAGACTGTAAGGCTCCTTAGTGATAGGATGTATACCTGCGATGACATACTGCTGCCCGTCACCTAGAAACTCTACAAGCTGCTCGACGCCGCGATCATCACGGAACCGCACCTGCATACGGCCTATCTTTTCTTCGGTGCGATACATGAACAGGCGCTTGGGGAACCGGCCAATACGCATCGGGGCTTTGCCCAATGCCTTCACCGCCATATCACCAATGACCCTAGCCAGCCCCTCGTTGACAACATCAATGTCAACCGCAGGGTATTTGCTTGCCTTCAAGCCGATATTAGCATGGCTGCGGTCCCACCGTTCGACATCATTCGCTGTCGGCGTGTAGTCCTGCCAGCCGTAGCCGCCCCATGTGCCTTGTGCATTCAACCGGCCTGGTGCTTTGCCTGCCTGATCCGCTTGGATTTTGGACATGGCTGACAACTCAGCGTTCGGTGGGATAACGGACACGAGATCGGTGAACCCAATCTCATACAGTGTCTTAAACTTCATCAGTGCAACTCCCTCTTTTCGATTTGGTCCCGTCTCTGCATCAGCATATCTACCGCCGCGTCAATGGCGTAGAGCGCAAACTCAGGTTCGGCGTCGGTTAATATCTTATACGCAGGCGTC